GCCCTCAACAGTAGCACAAATTAAAATCTATGAGAATCAAAGAGAAATCTTTTTGAAAGAATTAGATAACTTTACTACCTATCACAACGGCGAGTTAGTAGTTAAAAATGGTCGTTGGAAGGAAGTAGATGGCTTTGGACATTCTGGACTACTTTATAAAATAATTGACTTGAATAAAAAGATAGAAAACCTAAGAGTCAAATTAGTTAATCAAAGTTTTTAGGGGATGGGATTTAGAGCGAATTTTTTGTCTCTCATACAGCAAAAATCGCAAAGGTGAAGCCATCATTCTATTTAGTGGGCAATAAAAGCCTAACTATCCCTTCACCTAAAGATTTTGAATTATGGTAATAATACAAGAAATAGGTTGGAAGGCTTGTCTTAGATGTAAGAAGTCTATCCCTTTATTTGAACAAGGTTCTATTTGTAAGTCTTGTGTATCTATTTTAGATAAAAGGAACTATAAGAAAGAAACTAAAAAGCAATATGAAAGTAGGAAAGTTAAAAAATAGGCAGGTGAACGGAAATCATTACTCTAAGCATAAGATTCAAGTGTGGGACATTATTCTGGAGTATGAACTCAATTTTTTTGAAGGAAACATATTGAAATATTTACTTAGAAGAAAAGACAATCGTAAATTAGATTTATTAAAAGCCCAACACTATTTAGAAAAACTTATAAGCATATCATAATAATGTGATGTATATGAAGCTATTCAACAAGCTCAATATAATTTACAAGTCATTAGTGGAGAACTTGATAAAAGAAAGACAGAAGACAAAGGAGACAAAGAGAAGACTGAAACTATTGAGGGGACTAAAAATACAAAACCAAATAAAGAATAGTTTTGAAGAAATATTACAAGCATCTGGTATAAGCCCAGATGATAAAGACTTAATGAAATAAATATGGGAGAAGTAGGTAGAGATACACTTTTAACTGATGAACTGTTTAGAAAAATAAAACAGGGTATTTTAGATGGACTAACTCTTAGAGATATTGCTAAACAAAGCGAATTAAATGAAAGCACTTTATATAATTGGAGTAGTGAGAATTATCTAAACCTAGCTGATAAAATAGAAGGTTGGAAGAGAGATAGAAAACTGCTTCTTGCTGATATAACTTCTGATACTATACAAACTTTACCAGTAGTAGATGAAAATGGGAAATTAGATAAAGAGCTTTTAAAGATAAAACAAAAAGAAGCTGAATTTATAAGAGAGACACTTGGAAAACAACATTACTCTAAAAGAACTGAACTAGGTGGATTAAATGGTAAAGAACTTCCTACACCAATACTCTATGTTTCAAATGACAACAGCCACAACCAAGATAATGAAGATGAAGAAGAGAATAAGAGCGATAGCAGGGGGGACATCAGCATCAAAGACAATATCGATTCTCCTTTACTTGATACACTTATCCCAGAGCGACCAGAAGAAAACTCTAACTAGCATTGTCTCAGAGAGTATTCCTCACTTAAAAAGAGGTGCTATTAGAGACTTCAAGAACATAATGCAAGAACATCATTACTGGAAAGATAGTTTGTGGAACGCAACTGATATGATTTATACTTTTGAGACTGGTAGTCAAATAGAATTCTTTTCAAGTGATAATGGGGATAAGTTACGAGGTGCTCGTCGTGATAGACTTTTTATAAACGAAGCAAATAATGTCACTAAAGACGCTTTTGACCAGTTAGAAGTCCGAACAAAAGAGTTTGTATTTTTAGACTGGAATCCAACTAATGAGTTCTGGTTTTATACTGACATAAAAGATAAGCGTGATGATGTAGATTTCATCACTTTAACATACAAAGATAACGAAGCTCTTAGCCCTGAAATAGTCAAGGCAATTGAGCAAAGAAAGGGAAATAAACAATGGTGGAAAGTATATGGAGAGGGACAACTTGGTGAAGTAGAAGGTAAGATTTATAAAGACTGGGATGTGATTGACGAAATACCTCACGAAGCGAGACTTGAAAGATATGGAATGGACTTTGGATATAGTAATGACCCAACTGCTATTGTCGCAATTTATAAATATAACGGAGGATTTATCTTTGACGAGATAACATTTCAAAAAGGACTTAGTAATAAACAGATTTCAGATATACTCTTGAATGTCCCTCACGCTCTTGTTATAGCAGATAGTGCCGAGCCAAAGAGTATAGACGAGATTAAAAGCTATGGTATTTATATACTCCCAGCTAATAAAGGACAAGGGAGTATAAATCAAGGTATCCAGTATGTTCAAGACCAACGCTGTTCTATTACTAAGAGAAGTTTCAATATACTAAAAGAATATCGCAATTATCTTTGGAGAACTGATAAAGATGGAAAGATACTTAATGTGCCTGATGAAGGCTTTGACCACTCAATGGATGCTATCAGATATGCTTTAGAGAGTTTTAAACCTAAACCTGTTAATGGCTTTAATGCCAAAAAGAAATCATTTATATGAAGCAGTTATACGAAATCATAGACAAAACAATTAAAAAAGGTGACGAAGTTATTACCCTTAAAAGTGGTAAGACTTTTGATTATAAAGAAACTCTAAAAAGAATTAACTGTTATATTAACAATCGTTTCTTAGAAAGAGAAGATGGTATCTTTTGGAACATATCAGCTCCTCGTATTGTTCACTTCGCCAAGAACATTGACCTTGATACTAAAGACTTACAACCTTATGCTGATGGTGAAGTGGATTATGTTCAGACTTGGATATTAAAGATGAAGTTTTATAGATGGTTAGAAGATAATCATTTCGCTTTGACCTTGAATGAACGCTCTAATGGACTGACCACTTATGGCTCTTGGGTATGGAAAGTAGTTAAGAAAGACGGAAAGAAAAATCTTGAGAGTGTAGAGCTTACAAACTTATCTTTTGACCGCTCTGTTAAATCTATTCGTGAGACAGAGATTGTTGAGAAGCACGAACTGACTAAGAAAGAGATAATGGATAAAGCTGAAGTATGGAACTATACAGATGAACTCTTGAGAACTAAACCAGAACAGAACGGAAAGTATTGTATCTATGAGTTTTGGGGTTATGACGACGAGGGAAACTACAAGCAATGTTTCTACTCAATGAAACTAAAAGACAAATACCTTTACGAAACAGATAGAAAAGAAAAAGACTGTCCTTACTATGATTTCCATTTAGGAGATTATAGAGGTCGTTGGTTGAGAGAGGGTATAGTTGAACGCCTATTTTCTTTACAAGAACAAGCTAACAAACTCGTCAATCAGAACGACAGTTATAACGAGATTGCTTCCTTACTACTTTTGAGAACAGCTAACCCTGAAATCTCTGGGAATGTATTACAAGATGTAGAGAATGGAGAGATTATCAACTCTGACGACTTACAACAAATTGGTATCTCAAATCTTTCGTTCAATAACTTTATTGCTCAATTAAGAGAGATTGAAAACAAAGCAAACCAATTATGTCTTACTCCTCAAATAATTTCAGGTGAACAATTACCAAGTGGAACTCCTTTCAGAAGTGTTGCTGTAATGACTAACGCTGCTAAATCAGCCTTTACAATTATGCGTGAAGATATAGGAGAAAGCACTGGCTACCTATTAAAAGAAGTTATCTTCCCTGATGTAGTCAAAGAATGGAACAAAGGAGAATTATTTGAGATAGGGCGTGATGAGGCTGACATTCAATACTTTACTAAAGAAGTTCGTAAGTTAATGAAGTGGAATATCTTTGTTGAAAACCTATTGAATGGCAAAGCAATGACTTTGGAAGATATGAATGGATTAGATGTTGGTATCAATGAACAACTCGCTACCTCTTTGCCTAAGATTGAAATACCAGAAAACTTCTTTAACTTCAAATTCCATATTAGAACACGGATTACTTCTGAAAGTGTAGACAAAGCTCAAAGAAACGACGCTCTCAATACTGTTCTAAGTTGGGTTCAAGCTAATCCTGCAATCGTAGACATTCCATACTTTAGACAATACTGTGAAGAGAACGGAATAAACTACTGGAGACTTACAATGGAGCAGAAAGAACAATTACAAATGCAACAGCAACAAGGACAGCCTGGACAACCACCAGAGCCAATCGGACAAACAGATAAATTATCAGGTATAGTTGATACACAATAATATGACTTTAAAAGACTTTGTAAAAACCCAAGACTGGCAAGAAGTTCAAATAATGTTCTTTGAAGAGATGGACAAGTTAAACAAAACTATTCCATACAAGGACAAAGATATTGAACAGGTAGGAAAGCATTATATCGCTAGACAAGAGGCGATTGATATTATCAAGCGTGTATTGAGACGGATTGAAACTGTCACTAAAGATATAAAGACTACCAAAGAATCTTATAGATAGACTGGCAGGCACTCAGGTTCAAGCCCTGAGCTATTGCTAGGTTGTTAGACCCTTTCAAACTAACTTTGGGCTTATTCCGACCCTTAATCGGACAAACTACTTCTATGACAGAAGAAAACATTGAGGAAACTCAAGTTGAGAATCAGGACTCTCAAAATACTGACCAAGAACTTGACTTGGAACTGGAAACAGAAGAACAAGTTGAAGCATCAAAAGACGAAGATGCTGAATCTCTAAAAGCTAAATTGGCAGAGGCTGAAAAACGAGCTAATGAACTTGAAGAGAAGAATAAACAACTTTATGCTAGGGTTAAAAAACCTGTGCAAAAAGAAGTTAAAGAG